AAGACTCAACCAGTGAGGCCGACAAGCCCGACAAACGTACCCCTGACTCGGCTATAGCGCCGTCAAAGGTTTGGTGAACCAGAAAAGCGTCAGCTCCCTTGCAGTCCTTTACGGCAGCGTCAAATTCATCTTGGTCACGGTAATGGGGAACAAGAGCCATATCCATGCCGTGTTCTACGACACAAGGTTTGGTTATGAATTTGATACCTTCAATGTGACTAAGGAACTTAAAGAACGGGTTCTTGGGATCACGGTAATCATGATTGCCCATGACAATGTAGACCGGCGGTTGAAGCTTTAACAATCCTCCGACTATCTTATTAACTAAGGTGGCTGAGTGCCGATCTTTTTGATCAGTTATGTCTCCAGCCAAAAAGGTTGCGGCAATAGGGTGTTTTTCCTGCTGCCGTCGTATCCAGTCAAAAATACCAAACCTATAATTATCCTGCGCCCGATCCGTTAGATGGAGGTCGCCTACGATCATCCACATATATTTTACTCTCATGATGGGCAACCCAAATAGTTGCCATAAGCAGTAAGACATTCAGAATATGGACAGCCAAACTAGCCAATGTTGGTTGCGCCATAAAAGTCGTCAACACAACAGAGCCAATGATCATCCATGTTGATACTTTCATTTTCATACTAACTCCTGAATTGGGTGGGGGGCTTTTCCGCGCCCCCCGTGCGGTTAACCAGTAGTTCGTTTATTGATCGGCGTAGTGCCCCGTTGGGCTTGGGCATTACGCAGTTCACGTCGTGCGACCTGACCCGCGTGCTTGAACAGCACAAAGGTCAAGAACATTGCAAGGAATTCAGCAAAGAACCATACTGCATTGTATAGTGATTCCGCGCCGCTCAGTGTGGCAAACTCATATCCATGCCAACCGAAGTTGCAAAGCAGGTTGAGCCCGAATGCGCCGTAAAGCCACATATCAGGCACCTTGACGTCGTCGGGGTGAATCCCGATTTCATCATCGTCCCATTCAATGGTGCTGCCAAACATGGTAAAGAAGGCAGCCCCAATGAACAGAAGGTCGATCAGGCACTTTGCCATCCAAGGCAAAGCTTTGGTCCCTGAAAAACTGACTGCTGTGGGAAGGTCCATAAGAAGGATGATTGCCGCTGAATAGACAATCACCCCGACGAAAAACACTTTTTTCATAGCTTCTCCTCTGTTTAACTGAGTTACCGCTCAGCTCGGTTAGGTCACGAACGGTCTGCATACTTTGAGGAATTTTGTCATGTCAAGAATATACAGGTCGTGCGGAGTGCTGATTAGGGTCGTCCTAATGTCATGCAAACCAAGTTTGCGCATGCCTGCTTTATCAAGACAGACATGAGGATGCATGCGGTTTTGGCGACACACTAAAAATGGAAGTTTATTATAGCGTTGAGCTTGTGTATTGATTTCAGCCCAAAAGGTAAGGAGCTTGCCTTTCCCAGTAAGGAGGCCTTCATAGTCAAGCTTGGCGTAGAATTTACATTCAATGGCAAAGGTGCTGATGAAGCGGTTACCTTTAGGATGGATGCAAGATAGGTCTCCGACCTGAGCGCCCAAGCTTCGTCCTTTAGCAAATGCTGTCGTTGCACGGCCCCCGGACATGGCGCTTCGCCAAAATACATCTTCTCTAGTTCCACTGGTTATCCATTTTGAAAGTATGACACAGACTTCACGCTCAAAGGCAGCACCTTTTTGTTTGCCTCCACCTTTACGCATGGTCTAATCTGGAACTGACATAAGTTATTAGATATTTTTCTGACATAGGCACACTGACTATGTTTCCACCTAGTTTGAAATGTTCAAAATCCTTCAAGAAGAAAGTTATTGTTTCTACCCCACAATGAAGCCATTCAGTGATCACGACTGGTTTCAATTTGCTGATAGTAGCATTGGCTCCTTTGAGCACGTCCATTTCCATACCTTCAACGTCTATCTTCAAGATATCAAGACGTGACATCTGAGAATCATCCAAGGCAAAGCAATTTACAACATCCATATCATGCTTGTCATAGGATAGTTCTTGACCGGGGCCATGAACCAGCAAGCCATCACGCATGGCAATCCCGCCGAAATTGGAAAGGACTTCATAGTTTATTCTAGGAACACGCATGGTTCCTGACAGGTTGGAAACGGCTCCATGAACGGCTTTGGCATTCATGCAATTGTTCAATGCGATGTTTCCTGCCAAGGCGTAGTAAATGCGTTCTTGTGGTTCAAAAGCTGTCACATGCCCCCATCCTTTGCAGTACTTTGCCCACGGCATCGTACAGGTGCCTACATTGGCTCCGATATCAACAATGTGAACGCCTATACCATAGCATCCTAGACATTCAGTACTTAAACCTGTGACGAACGAGACAACCTCATTTTCATGAGTCCCTACCATAAACAATTGCCAACTGACTCCTGTGTCCATCCTGTTGATGATCATGGGGCCATAAGCAGTTGAAGCTAGAATAAAAGGTGTCATGTGTACTTCTGCCTCTGGGGAAGAAAAGTAGTTTCTACTTCTGACCATACCTGCTTGACGGCGGTTGCTGCTCGTTTACGTTCAAGTCCGTATTCATCAGTTGGCATGTTTGCTATTTCTTTTACGTATTCTTTAAATTCACCCTTTTTCAAGTCAATGGCATCCAATCTATCTACCTCATTGAGCCAAGTCACACTGGCTAAAAGATCATTGATGCCAAAGCCAAACTCAAAGATAAATTGTGCTTCACGGAAAGGCATGCCTACCTTGTTTTTCTTGACCTTGGCCAAAATTTCAATGCCATAGGGACGCTCTACCTTGTTGATGGTGCGTTTCAGTATCTTGATATGAGCAAGCCAGAACACCTGACTGGCGTAAAAGTCCAAGGCTTTTCCACCGCTGCGCTTGTGCTTTTCACCAAAAAGGGCACCAATGTTGTCCCGTACTTGGGATATGATAAGAAGTAAAACATTGGCTTTTGCCTGCTTGCGGGTGATTTTGCGAAACATCTCACTCATTTTTTTGGCTTTGGCAGCACCAAATGAGGCTTTGTCTATATCACGTGCCATCTCAGCTTCATCTGACAAGGCATCAAAGGAGTCAAGGACGTACAAACCCGGCTCACCTTTTTGCGCATCACAAAATGCTTCAAAATCATTGTGGAAGTCTTCCACGGTTATGATGGGGTTTTTACGGTCACCAAAATCAATCTTGTCAATAGGCAAGCCCATGGCTTGAGCATATTCGTCATCCCATGCTTCTTCAGTCTCACGGTAAGCAATCTTGGCTTTGGGAAATTGAAGGGAGAAATTAATCATGACTTCAGTAGCAGTGCCGGTCTTGGCCGTGCTCTTGTCACCGACGACATTAGTTGTACGGCCTAAGGCCAAGCCACCACCAAGCGCGCAATCTAAAAGTGTACAGCCGGTGCTGACAAATTTGATGTTGGCTTTTTCATCCGTGAAGTACGAATTTTTAGGTTTTGTTATTTGGGTTCGTGTACGCTTAACCGAATTTAGGGGCTTTGTCATAGGCTGCTTGAAAGTTGGCACGACATACGTTGGTAAATTGTTCAACATTCATCCCAATATCTACTCCCAAGATGGATGCCCATTGAGAAAAAGCTACCACCCCAAGACGGTATAGTTTGACCTGATCAAGCGTAGAGTTTGTAGCTTGTTCCATCCAAAAGTCACGAATATCACCTAGCATCTTTACGCTCAAAGCATAGTCAGCTTCTTGCTCAGAGGTAGCTTTTTGAGAGTTTCCATTAATGGTTTTTGGCATGCCTATCCTTCAATAGCTCGAACCAAGTCCGATAACCCGCTCGGTTGATAACTTGTCGTTCATGTTCGAAACGGGCGTAGGGTATTTCATCATTCATGGGCGGGCAAATATCCTTACCCGCCCGCCTCAGTATTTCATCAGTCCTCTGTGCTGCGACTGCGACGCCTCGCGATGCGATCACGGAGACTGCCGCCACCTTCCTCCTCGTCATCAGCATTTGACCTTGTGGTACGGCGGGTCGAAGGGGGGTCTTCAGCATCATCCTCGTCTTCAGGCTCAGAACGTGTTCTCGAACGATTACGGGGCTTTGGATCCTCTAATTCATCATCATCAGGGTCATGACGCGGACCACGTTGTCGTGGGGTTGTTTCAGGTTCATCATCATCCTCATGAGAGGATCGAGTACGTGGACGTGGCTTAGGTTTATCCTCAACTTCATCCTTGGCAGCCCGACGGCGTGATACCGACTTTTCATCTTCATCTTCATCTTGACGACCAGCCTGACCATCAAAGGTAGCTTTGATATGGTCATAGTCATAGAAATTCAATGTATCAGGGATAGGATTGGCATTGATGAAATCAAGCCAATCCTGCTCCAACCCTTCATCTTCATGAATATTTGAGGCTTTAAGTACTTTCATCTTACTCGAATCATAGTTGGTATTGAGTCCAGTACCTTCACGATAAAAGCGCACGTCATGCCCATCAGCCATGCCATCAATAAAGATTACATCTTTGGTATCTTCATCAATACAAAGATTGGCAAGTGCCTTGTCAAAGGTAAAAGGCGCAGCCCAAAGTAATGGACCTTCTTCTTCATCATTTCGATCAATTATCCAATACATAATGCGGTGTGATGGATTGAGCGCCTTGGCAAGTGCCTTATCACCTTCACTTTGAGCTTCACGTCGAGCTTCAGCCAATGGATCAGGCCCTTGTTCGTGTTTGCTCAATGAGAGGTAGGATTGGTTATCAGCTCCAATGCTGTAATTGATATAGATATCGTAACCGTAGTGACGAGCATCTTTCCATGTTGGTGGAAGTATCCGGATAAGGTTTTTGCCCTCTTTTGGTTTCCACTGTTTGAACTTTGGCTTGACGAAGGTGTCATAGTTGCCACCTTTCATATTAGCCCGTTCTTTCAACGTGTCCTTGTCACGCTTCTGATACCTGAAGCCACGCTCTTCCTTCTTAACCATTCCAATCACCTTTCACATATCGGGTTGTACGCTTGATTAGTTCCTCCTTATGCTTAAAGAAGGAAGCTATAAATGAGTGACCTAGCAGGAAAATGATGAATCCGGCGAAGGCAATCAAATATAGAAATGTCACGCTATCCATTACTTACCTCTAGCTTCTCTTGCATTAGACATACGCACACGGTTTGCGTGGTAGTGAGAAGCTTCCATGGTTTGGGTAGGTTTAATGGACGAGGCTTCATAATAATTGGCTGAATAAAGCGATACAAGATCACGTAGCATATAACTACGCTGTTGAAATGCTTCTTTAAGGGCTAGAAGTTTGTCAGCATAGGTCTTGGCTTTTAGGTACGCTTGAAAAGCTTTTTCGTGTTCAGGGCTGTTTTGAACCCCATTTTGGATCATTTTTTCAGTGACTTTTTTATTGATCTTGGCCAGCTTGACACGCCAAACACCATCCATCTCAGCGTCTATAGCTGCAAGCTCTTCTTTGGTTCCATCACGCAAGGCAATGGCATCAGTTAGTATTTCACTGATGTTGTAGAATAAAACAGGCTGCTTGACAACTTCGTCATCAAGCATTGATTTGTCGATAGCAAGATATAGCTTAAGGTCCGCTAATGGGATCATTTAGTGCTTCTGTCTCCAACTCGGGGACTGTGACTTCAAACTCAACCATATGAGTAGCATCCCCAGAAGGATCAAAATTCCATAAGGGAGTTTGACCGTCTGTGAGAAGCTTAAACATTTGTGCTGGTGTTTTTTCATTGTCTCCATGTAGGACATACGAATCGGTCAGTTTATCGAGGATAAGCACCCCTTTGATTTTGACGATTTTCAAGATTGACCTCCTTTAAGCATCTCACGGATACGGTCGTCAGTAATATCTGGGTGTTTCATGGCGCAGCTGAAACAAATGTTTTCATTGTTGGGACCATAGGGCCGCAAATCATCTACTATTTGGCACATTTCACAGGTACCCATGAAAGGCTCTCTGCGATCCATGATAATTGTGTTTCCCTTGCGTTCGAATAGTTTAGCCATCTGAGTCTCCTACATTGGCTTCAATGACATCACGCCAAAACTCACGTTCAGTGTGAGTTCCAGCTTGTTTAAGCATCGCCTTTGCATGAGCAATGCGGTGATCACGTTTCCATTGACGATCAGAAATGAGGTATTTGAAGAGATCCATTTAAGCATCCAAGTTCAAGGCTAGACCTATGGAGTAGAGAAGGGGAGCGAGCTTGTCAGAACTATAATAAGGGGTTTTGAAGGCTTCGATAAGACTTAAAAGGCGCATCGCTACTTTGTCAGACTTTGTACTTAGTAATACGGTAGCAAAGTAGTTGGATAGTATGATCCTGCAACTTTCTGCTTCTTGCCCTTCAAGAGCTTTTACGTATTTGGTGGCTTCGACCCATGAGATGCCTTTTCCTGCAACAAGCCATCGTGCAAGATCGATAACTTCCTTATTCTGGCCTGCAGAACGCATGATGTCACGCGCATCAGCAACTGATCGACACGAAGTACAAGCTTCAAGATAAACCAAAGCCTGCCTTGGGCTGCCTCCGGCATTCTCAGCAATAGCCTCAATAATATCATCACCAATTTCCAGTTTTTCTGTGTCAGCCACTTTAACAAGTAGATCAAGGAGTAGCTCCTCTTTGAGAGGCTTCAAGTCATAACGCAGGAAGCGGGTTTGGATAGCTTTAGGTATCTTGGCTATCTCAGTGGTGCAGAAGGCATAGTAGACGTGGGCTGGTGGTTCCTCAGTTGGTTTCAACAGCACAGTCCATGCAGCCGATGACAATTTTTGGCATTCATCCAAAATCACAAATTTAACTGAACTTTCACCTATCGCTCTATACATCAGCGAAGTGACTAATGCCCTGATATCATCAGCTCCAGATTTTGAAGCACCGTCATACTCAATGAGATTGGCAATGCCTTTACCGGCTACGGCATTGGCTAGAATACGAGCTAATGTAGTTTTTCCAGTACCTGCTGGCCCAACAAAGAGAAACGTGTGGGCGCGTCCATCCTTGATCACTTTTTTCAATGACCGGACAATTGTAGTTTGCCCCAAGACGTCATCAAACGTCTCAGGGCGATAAAGGGTATGCAGGCTCACCTGTAAATTCCCCTTAATAAGGTTTGAGCGACACCGGCGTCATCTTGCTCAAAGGTGTAATCCTTGATGATCAGCTTGGCTTCATCATAGATCGCAATTTCATTTCTTTGAGCCAAGATACCATTCTTTAATTCTGATACGTGATGATCAAGCATGACCCTGATCACATCTTTAGTTCGTTTGGTTTTCAGCCTTTTAAGGGCTTTCTCAAACTGTTTGATTTGATTATCAGTTTCATGAATTCGTTTATGACAATTTTTGATTTCTTGATCAAAAAAGGCATTGGCACCTTGGATAAGGTCAAATTGATTAAGATTTAATGCTGGTTGCAGCATTGTAGCTTGGACGGTTTGTACAAAGAATATGGTAATACGTTGCATGGCAACAGATGTGACATTGTTAGGGTTATTGTCATCGACAATGCCATCTTTGTCAAACTTACGGCGTTTTTCAGGATCAAGCAAAATTAAGTGGGCTTGCTTGATATCATCGAATTCATCAACCGTACCACCACCATCAGGATGGGCAGTGCGTGCTGCTGCCCTGTAGGCAGCATTTATTTCTGCTTCAGTTGCGTCTGGTTTAAGACCAAGAACTTTATAAGGATCATCGATCATTACAGATCCTTATTTGAATAGAATTTTCCAATTTCATCCATTTCCAGCCAATTGTTCCCGATAGAGCAACTAACAGATAAAGGTACATTGATGAAGTCATATTTCGGGTCTAACATTACTCGGTATATTATCTCAATTGCCTCTTCCAGTATTTGAGGATTGTCAGGGATAGCAAATGTCAAATCATCATGAATGTTCATGATAGGATGTAAGTGCCAAACCCCTGTATCAGCAGCAATAATAGATAGGGTAACCATAGCTCGGCAAACAATGTCGCAAGCAACAGACTGTATAGGATAATTAATAGCTTGTGGTCTGCTAAGTGGATAATGGTGTCGGCGACCTGTTGGGCTTTCGACATAACCGTTCTCATAATAGTCATTGACGAGTTTCTTTTGCCAAGTATGGACACCGTTAAAGTACCTCCAGAACTCAGTAAATAGTTGTTTGATGACAGGAGCGGGTGATTCGACCCCAGTTTCATTTGTCAGGTAGCCTGCTATTGAATCTTCACCCGCACCAAAGAAGGCTGGGAACACCAGCTTGTTTTTAACAATCCGTCTGAATTTCTTCATGGTGGCTTTGTCAGTGAGCATGTGTTTGCCTCCGATGTAGGCCGGATGCAGGAAGGCGGCGCGTTGCGCCCATTCCATGTGCATGTCATAGTCTTCCCACAAGGCTTTGACAAAGGTCTTATCCTTGGAGCACATAGCTCCCGTGCAACCTTCCAACTGACCAAAATCAAAAGCTACAAGGACATGGCCTTTAGCTGCTACGATTTGCTTGCGTACCCATTCATCGTGGCGTTTGGGCCAATTTTGTTGATTGGGTTCATCTGAGGATGTTCGGCCTGTTTCAGCAAAGGTGGTATTGAAGGATGGATGAATTTTTCCATCCAGCCATATCAGTTTGCCTTTACCCAGTGAGAACTCATCCACATAGGTTGATTTTAATTTACTACGGTTTCTGAAATGCTCAATATCCTTGGCAAGTGGATGCTTAATTTTTACCAAGGTTGACTTGTCAACCGTCTCTTTCCCTTGAGAGTTAATAAGGGCCTTGCCGATCTGAAGGTATTCCTTAAAAATCCTAATAACATCAGGCTGGGATGCGGGGTTGAATACCTTTTCCTTTTTA